TATTAGTCTTCATACTCGGTTCTTGATTATACGCATAGCGTGTTCTAGTTTAGCAAAGAGTTGTTCAGCTTCTGCTAACTTTTCTTTGTCACCAGTATCTAGTTTATCGTCAGCCATATCTTGTATAAATGTTTCTACAATTCTTATCGCTTCTGATATAGATGTTATTGTTTCACTCAAAGTTTACCTCTTCGTTTTAGTGCAATACGGATGCGTTGCAGCTGTTCTGGTGTAAGTGTTCCGTTCGGTTTACTTGTTGTCATACCGCACTCTCCGGGTTCATTAACTTGTGCAAGTCAATGTGTTTCTTTTGCTCTGGTGTAGCATTTCTAGTTACCCATTGTGGTGGGTAATCTATTGCAGACGAATTAATATGATGGTTGTCCCAGTGTGATTTTCTTGTTATTGCACGAGCGTAAGCTTTAAACACATCCTGCATGTAAGGCTTGTCTTGTGTAATAAACTTTTGATAAGACTCTATAGCATAATATTGATGATAATTACTGTTACCAGATTCTTTGTATTGGTCAGGCATACATAAAGGTAAGTCAGCTAGTACTTCATAAGCAGTATCTTTGTCAGCTGGAATGTTGAGCGGCAGTTCTTGTAAAGCATGTATTACACTTTCTGTTTTGTGAGGATTTGCTAATCTTTCTCCATCTGGAGAAAATCGCCATTTGTATTCTTCACAGAGTGTTAAGGCATGCATCCACAACCACCAATAGTTCATTGCATCTTTTCGTACCCAGATTGTTGAAGGGTGGTTTTCATATGCTTTTTTATACAAATGCAACATGTCTGCTCTTTCATCGCCATCAAGCACGCGATGTGCAGTTGATAACATTTGTGCAGATTCCACAATCATTTTTGGTACAAGTTTATCTGGCAGTTCTAGTGCAGCTAATCTTGGATCGTCATTTACAGCAAATATATTCATACTGATACTCCTAATAAATTAAGTTTAAATACAGATTCTTTTGGTACAGCAAACCATGCCCATGGTCTTACAGTATGTCCTGAAGCTTGGGCATCAACTACAGGTTTTGTAGAATGAGCAAGCCAACGTCCTGTACCGTAACCCCAAGTGTTACCGTTGTTTCGTATGTATCTAATGTTTCGTTGAAACGTCTCATAAGGTCTGTTAGGTATTATCTGTTTCCATGCGTCGTTGTAAAAACGATCAACAATAAGATTACCAGCACGCGGTGAAAAGCCAGTGACTTTACAACGAATGTAACCCTGTTGGTATTCAGCGACTAACCAGTCGCCTTCGTTAAATATTTGTTCGGCTTTTATGCCTTCAGGTAATTCATGGACACCACGTATAGTTTGAAAAGTATTACCTGTTACTTGATCTTCAACAGTGGTAGGGCCAAACAAAAAGCCATTTCTTTGATATGGTACGCTGTTTTGGTCACACCACCTTGAAGTTTCATTGTTGTATCGGTGTTGATTTTTGCTCATGGTTTTCTCCTTCATAGTCATAAGTTTCTAATAGTCTTGCTAAATACCATTGGGCTTTTTGCAAGTCCTCTTGTTGGTTCTTGTATTCATAACGCCATATGTATTTTATGATGTTACCTTTCAAGTAGCCTTGGAATTGTCGAGTGGTCATAGAAGCTTGAATAGCTTGTATGCACTCAACTTCTCCAGTGTTGTAATGTGGGGGTTGATTTACATTATCCATAATTATTCCTTAATTGGTTCGTAACAGTTAGCTTGGTCTCTGACCCGCTTAAAATCATAAGTATAAACTTAAAAAGTTTCGTTGAATACATCAACGCTTATCTTGCATCGATTCTTAGGAAGTCGTTTACGGTTCCGACGTCACTGCCCGCACTAGGTTCCACGAGTGGTTGTATCAACTAACTGTTACGATATTTCTTTTTCAAGAAATTCCGATTGGACTCTTCGTACGCTTGAAAAGTAGGATGAATCTCCATGCCATAGGCACGTCGTTCAGAGCAATTCTTCTTATACATACGAAGAGCAAATTCTTTATATTCCGTAGTGTTCGCAAAATGTTTCATACATCTCCTGAATTACTGGTATGTCTATTTCAAACATTGTATCAATAGTTGCAGGGGTAGGTACAGAGGCAGGATCATCATACATGCCGGGTTTTGCATTATCTCTTAGAAAATCTTTAACTGTTTCATAAAACATAAGATGCACAATGTCATCTTGGTTAGCATCATCTTCAAGAATATATCGAAGTATCTCTGATTTTATAGTCTTAACAGGATACTTATCAAAGAATGCATTGAGAGTAGCTTCTAGCCACGTGCCATGCCACTCTTCCCATTCTTTTGCTTTACGCACTAGTCTGCTCACCTTCTTCGCTTCTACTTTTGCTCGATGGCTATTGTTATTGCTTAACACTAACTTCTCCAATCTGGTTGGTGTTCTTCCCATTCAGCAGAAGGGCGTTTCAAAACAAAATTAAGTACTTTTACTTCTTTTGTTTTGAACTTTAGTTTTTGGTGCACCATTGTCTTTTTGAGCACAAATAGAACAATAGATGCAACCAAACCACCAACCATGGCACTAGCCATGCCACTGAATGTACCATAAAAAGCAACCATTAGTGTAAAAGTAATTAGAATGTCAACAAAGATGTCGTGGCCGATGGTCTTACGACCACCAGCTTTAAGCGCCAGCAAAAGCAGACCGAGCGCGCTGAAGATTCCTATTAGCAACATTGTTTCTGTTTCTCCAAAATAAATAAGCCATATATCCGAATTGAATAACTTCAATTAGAATCCATAATGCAGTAGTAACTGCGGTAACAACTGAACTAGTCATAGTCTGTAATCCTCCATAGGATAAACACCACTGTTGCAGTAAACAACAGAGTGCCTAGTAATATAAGAAATGTGTGAAAAGAACTAGCTACTGCAAGTAAGCTGAACATAATCACACTACCAATGAGTACTGAAATGCCGTACTCTTTCGCGTATTGTTTAATGTATTTCAATAACTTCTCCATAGGGTGCATCTGTAGCACTATTTGTAATCCAAACAACTGGAAAGTGTGGTTGTACTCCAAAGTCATTTGACTCCAAATCAGTTAAGTATATTAGGCAAGAGACACTAGGATATTTTTCTGCCATTTCTGCAATGGCTGGCCCAAAGGCTGTACCACCACGTCCTTGCATTGTGACTTTCAAAGGCATTGATTCACGAGTGAATGTCTGCTCGTCAGTCACGTCTGTATCTGCTTGCATAAAGCGAATATTTTCTACATTGGCATCAACCAACATAGAAGATATCTCACCTAGATCTTGATTAAGCTCTTCATCAGTACGAGAACCAGAGGTGTCAACAATGACACCAATCTCTTCAATACATGGTGAATACAAACTAGGCAGGTACAAGCCATTAGCAACGAACCTACGATTAGGTTTTTGCCAGCTGTAATCTGATTTGTTATTACTTCTCAAGAAGCGTGCAAGCTTTTGTTTCCAATTAACTTTTGGTGACACAATGTCATCAACAAGCTTAGACAAGCTACCGGGTAGCTTACCTTGTGCTTTAGCAGTTTCAGCGGCTTGCTGTACTGCAACACGCATATCTGCTTCGTGTTTACTTTGTGAGCCACTGTCGGTCAAAGCTGGATTAGGTTGTACACAAGTACCGTCAAAGTCAGACAGTCCAGACAATGCTTCTGCACCACCATTTTGTTGCAAGATGGTGTAGATTTCATCTGCAGTCATATCACGATACTTTTCATCAAGCAGTCCACCTTCGGGCAATATCATGCCAGCATCAGTGACGACTAGGTTAATCACATAGTCGCCAGCTACATTCCAAAGAAATGGGTCACGCTCGTTAAGACGAAGTACATGCATGTAAACGCAGTGCATAACTTCGTGAGCAAGTAAACCAACTCTTTGCTCAGCAGTTTGCTTGAGGAAAAACTTTGGATTGATCAGTAGCTTTTCGCCGTTTGTAGCGGCTGTCTCAATGTCTTCGGTAAACTCTGCCCCCAGTCGAAGGCAGAGCGTACCGAAGAACGGTTGTTTCAACAACAACGATGATCGAGCTCGAGTAAAAGCTGTTTTAATATCTTCCATTAGTCATCATCTCCTAACAATGTTGAACCAAGAATCACAGAGTTAAAGTCACCAGCATGTTGTTCGACAAAGCCTTTGTCTTGCTTTGCTTTTGCTCTACGCTCTGTTTTCTTGTGAATAGTTACCATTTTATCTGGGTCAACTTTTTGCACCATAGATGCCAAAGCACCACCGGGCCATGCTTTCAATGCTTGATTAAGCGTTTGAAAACGAAGCAACATCTTAGCAAACTTAGCAACTTCATTTGATTTGTTGATGTCGTACATGTGCCTTGCCTTAGATATCTCAAGAGCTTTGAGAACCGCTTCGTCTTGAGGTGCTCGATAAAGATTGAACGCTAGTTGACTTCGATAGGAACTACCTTTTAGGAATGGTTGCTCTACTGAAAGAGGCATGTTTGCACTTTTAAGTTCTGGTGTATCAATTCTACATTCATACTCTTGAACTAAGTTTTGCAACTCCCAAGGTAAATCATCATGAGCTGGTTCTCTTTCCTTAGTATCGTAACACTCTGTTTCGAATTGAATATGCAACTCGTTATCGTTCATAAAAAATGAATTGTCATCATCATCGTTAAGGTCAAAGAACTCTACATCATCAAGCTTTGATGCTTCTTTAATTCTGTCAATAATAGGTTTGACATGAGTGTCATAGATAGCATCGCCAAGAGACGCAGGGTACTCTGGTTTTGGTTTAGTATTTTGATAGCTCTTTTCATACTCTTTGCAGAGGTCTACTGTGAGCTTGTTTGACATACGAACTGTAGCCATAATTTTCTCCGTTGTTACAATACAACATCTGAATTATCTGAAATCCAGCTTTGTATTGTAGGTTGTTGAAATAACGCTTTGTCAATTGCAAGTATGCTCTTGACCAAAACGACCTGAAACTCAGTAGGTATCTTTCTACCAAGTTTCATAATGTTTTCTAGAGTAGATTCTTTTGCTCTAGAAGCCACTGCACCTGTAAGTGCATACAATACCGCAGGGTCTTCCGATGGCATGTATGAACTAGGATTAGCAATCAAGTTGTCAATATTTGGCAACTTGTCTGCAATTTTTGCAAACGCAAGAAACTCTCCAGCAGGTCCAGTGCCTACAGCACCAGAAATACCAAAGAACAATCTTGAATCATCCATGTTATCTGTCAATCTCAAACGCTTGTCGACGAATGACCAGCTTCGAGGAGTAGGAAAAGCATACTCATCAGCTTTGAAACTGTATAGAAGGTTAGGACGGTAACGCATAAAGGAAACCAAAGTAGTATGTACTTTGTTCTTTATCGCCCACTCGCACCAAGCATCCAAGCTAGGTTCGAGTTCGTAATGCATCAGTCTGTTTCTTACAGGTGAGGGCATTTGGTAGACCGAGGCACCGTCAGTTAGACGATTACCAGCGGCAAGACATGACCAACCATCAGGCATTTTGTAATTACCAACCTGACGAGTTAGTAGAAGTTGTAGAAACGCATTCTGTGTAGCAGGTGGTGCCGTTGGTAGTTCGTCAATCATGAACAAACCACGAGGGCCGTGCGTTTCTTCGGTAGGGAAAATATCTGGTGGAGCCCACGAGGTCATCGCACCATATGTTTCATTGTCAATAACTCGTGGTATACCACGAACATCGACAGGGTCGAATAGATTGGCACGAAAATCTAGTAACGGTACATTGAGATCATCAGCCACTTGCTGTGGAATCTCTGATTTACCGATACCGGGTCCGCCCCATATCATTGTGTTAAGTCCGATACGCATATTATCGCGTATCTCCTGCTTGAGATCCGTTGCTGTAACGGTCTGCATTGTTGTTGTATCTGACATGATTTACTCCTCTTATCAAATAGTTATAGTTCAATGGGCTCAATGTCACGAACTTTGACTTGGTCATTTCGTATCATTTCGCCCAACCTTTCAATTGCAAGCTTTTTGTAATCAACTTCTTCATTTACTGGGAATGGAGCATGAAACTCCACCACAATAGTATTTTGTGAAAAAGCATCTACAAATGTAGCTCGAAATAATCTTGTAGCCATGTGGCCTCCTAATTTGTTAAATACACCAAAAAAGCTGGGGTACATTTTTTGTATAAATTTCATAGTTTTGACTTGTTTGTACAGAACTGATTGGCGAGGGTGCAAATCTCAGATTTGCACCGAGCGACGTAGCTCTGGATATTTGTAGGACTTGCTAAGTAAGGCGGATACGCCCCGACCGGGGGCGTATCGCCGAATGCACACATCCTACTTATGCACACGTGCGAAGGTACAAACCGCTGAAGGCATCCGACGGCACGCACGCAGTGCGGTGCCCAAAGGATGGCCGGAAGCGTCGAGACGATGTAGCCCGAACACGCAGTGTTCGGCGGGCATCGGCGAGATTTAGTTTGTACGAGCACAATTTCCATAATAAAAAAATTTAAAAATATATAGGAGCTAGGACTAGCGTTGTATTAGGGAGAGAACTAGTCCTAGCTGTATTAGGGTAGGGAAAATATAGAAAACCTACCACCAAGAAGAGTAATAAACTTCTTTACCTTCTTTTAACCACTCTAAAGCTTTGTCACAAAACTCTAGATCTTGTTCTTTGTATTGTTTCATAGCATCTTCTTGAAACTGATGTCCCCAGAACATGCCGTCAGCACAAAAAGGTAATTGATCGTTGACTACAAAGTCACGAATTACTTTTATATCTGTTTCATCTAATTGCAGATTCTCACAATTAAACTCAGGTAGCACTGTACCAATAGATGCAGTCAAACCACGATAAAGAAAAGCACGCTCTTCTTGATCTTCTGGAACATAAAGCGTTTCATTTTCTTTGTTAGGCACAGGCGTACCTTCATACTTTTTACAGAACCAAATAGTCTGCATAAGATTGTGCAGTCTTGAATGCTTACGCCAATCAAACTCAGCAGTCAACTCTAATGACTCTTCTTGTTTGATAGGCACTACATTGCCTTCCGTTTTTGGTTGAGGTTCGGCCCAACCAGCCACCATATCTAAGCCCATTACACTCTCTCATGTCTTGTACGTGACTCACCGTCCAATTGATATACCACTTGTTGGCACACAATTTTACCGTTCACGGAAGTTGAAGAAATAACCTTACGGTTCCCTAGTTTTTTGCCCTTGTGCAAGGGTCTTGGTAGATTACTACGATATTGCATATCTTCTCCTATATTAATTAATGCGAAGCCTAAGTAGTTATGAAAAGGTTTATTTTGAACCTATTCGGCTCCCTACTTAGACTTCGACTTGTGGATAAATGAGCCGAATTCTGTGCCTAGCTAGGACGTATCGTTCAGACAATGATAAGACTAGCTAGGACTTTAAATTCTGTGCCTAGCTAGGGTTATGAGAATGGAGGTCCTTATAGTACCTAGCTAGGACTTTGTATGCACTTCTTCAGTGCCTATCGCAACCTAGTAGGTATAACCGTTACACGTTATCTAGATAACAATCTAGGTCACAATAGGTGGAAAGTCGGCAACTTTAAAGTCAGTCCCGACAGCGACTTTCCGTTTGTAACTGTCGGGGTAGACTGTTAACAACGCTTACGCGTTATCAAACATAGTTTGCATATGCTTTTTGGTCTCACCATTAAGTTTTTGTGAAGTTTTTCCAGAAGTATCTGCATACTGTTTGAAATTCCATTCAGCAAGTCTTTGCAATCTTTGCTCAACTGCTGATTGAACTCTGTTTCTTTGAATTGAAACTTCTTTCAAGCCAAAGGAATGGTCAAGGCTTGAAAGAGCCATAGACATCATTCTTGCCTTACGACCAAGGTCAAACATCTTTTGTTCACGCTCGACCAACCAGTCAGGGATTTCATCACCTGCTTTAGCCATAGCTGTTTGATAGTCATAAGAAATGCTTGCAAACTCTGCCCATGTTCTGGTGCATAGTTGCAAGAACGATAAGCCAGTTGACTGTGGGTCAACGATAGTCAGTTCTTGAATACCAACAACAATGTTGTTGACTGATTCTTCAAACTGAGCTACTTGCTCATCCACTGGTGCATAACCTTCTTTTTCACTGAAGACTGGTTTAGTACCAATCTTTTGGTCAAAGATAGCCATGATTGAAGCAACCACATCATTCTTGAATGTTGGGTTGCCATAATCATCAAGCCTGTAATTCACATGGAAAAAGTCAGGCAAGCTGATTGATGCTTTCACAGAACGTTGTTCTGCACCTTCAGAATCTGCAATGGTGTCTTCTGTATAGTCACTCATGTCAGACTCAGTTTTGGGCAAGAGTTCTTTAGTCTCTTGCTCACTAGGGTCAAAATGTCCACTCATATAAACTCCTATATATAGTAAAGTGATTTATAAAACGCATTTACCTTCATAAATGCAACCTATGAATAGCTGTCGTAATTAACTAACTACTCTTTTTTGAGCTAGCTTTTATACGAGCTAACTCTTCGTTGATTTTGTATCTGATGTCATGTTCAGACTCTGTAAACTTATCTACAGTCTTCATTTCATCGAGATGTTTCATCAATTCATTCATGTCCTACTCCAATGATGCTGTTATTAGTCTAAACCAGTAGCACTGTTACAGCTGACCAAATCCGTCTACTGGGTCGATTAGGTTCGCACCTTCACGCTATGAGGAAGACCTGGGATTACAAGTCTATCAATCGTCACGCTCACATTAGCCCATAATAATTTCTCCTTTATTTACTTAAATTTATCTAGTTTTACCGAAAGCGAGCTGGTAGGCGAGCTTTTGGCTTTGTTTGTGGTACACCCTGGTACACCCTAAGCTATTGATTCTATTGAGCTTTCGCTTGAGGGTGTACCATTACCAAAAAGCAGGTGGTACACCTGCAGGCCCCGCGTTAGCAGGGTTTCGTGGTAGGTGTACCATTTGTACCGGTTAATTAACGAATCGAACTAAGATTCTATAACCACGGTCCACGGTCGATTACTAAAGCTAACGCAAAACCTGTGGTACACCTGGTACAAAGACCGGCAAACGCTACAGATCGCAATAAATTGCTGGTCTGTAGGTGTACCGCACGCTGTGTTTGCAGGTGGTACACTGCTGGTACACCCGGTACACCTTCCTGGCACTCGTTTGCACAATCTTTGCACAACCACGGTACTTGTACGCTCCATGTTGCACATGGTGATAGTAGTACATAGGGCAGATGATAGTAATAGGGCTATAAAAAGAAGGAAGGTAACCATGGGGGATGGTGGCTACCTTCCAAGGGAGGTCAGTCTTCCATGTTTGGATAGTTATGTAACCTATGTAAGAACTCAAAGGATAGGGCTTCAAATTGCTCATCAGTCATCTGAGGAGATTTGACAGCGTATAAAGCTTTCTTAGCTCTATCAATATCTCTAGGAGTGGTAGTAACAGGTTGGTTGTATCCGTCAGAAAAACCTTTTAGAGAGGAGAGAGCCCCGTTAAGGACTCTCTGTACTCTTTGCTCAAAGCTCATTAAACAGCTTCCTGCTCAGGCGTAACTACAACTTGGGCGACCGACTTATCATTTATCTCTTGAGGATAAAGAGTGATTGGGCCCGAATCGTGCGTAAGGGTAACACCTTTAGCTACTTGGAAGGAAACAGCACCGTTTACTGGCTTTTGCACTGCAAAGTCGAAGAACTGGTCTATCGGCTTAGTAGCAGATACAGAAGGGTCTTGAGGTGCGGACGCCTTAGCTGGGTTAATAATAGTAGCTTTGAACTTAAAGTTACCAAGCTTTGTAGTGGCAAAAATTTTACCTGGTCTTGCCAACAGGTCTAAGATATATTTATTCATATATACTCCATATAACAGAAGCAAGTTCATTCTCACTTCTTATAATGGTGGAGTAGAAACACCAAGCTTGCGCAGGTGTTGTTAATTAACTGAGGGTAGTAAATCAAACAAGGTTCCAACTACTAGATTTGTAAAACAAGGTTCCAAATGTCGAATCGGGGAAGGGGGTGGTCAAATGATGATAGTAAGGGCACTGCGTGAGCAATATAGAAAAAAATTTTACTAAAAAAATTTTCTAGCAAAAATTTATGCTACAGTGAGCAAGCATGAGTACG